CGCCGAGTACGCGGTGAAGGACGGCGCGCGCTCGCACTATGACGGCGGCCGGAAACAATCGACCACGTGGATGATCGAGCACGCCCGCTCCGAGACAGGGCACTCCACACAGAAGCCGGTCGAGGCCATGCGCCGGCCGATCATCAACAACTCGAAACCCGGCGACTTCGTATACGAACCCTTCAACGGATCCGGCACGACGCTGATCGCGTGCGAGATGGAGGCCAGGCGCTGCAGGGCGATCGAGCTCTCGCCGATCTATTGCGACGTGACGGTGAAGCGCTGGGAGGAATTCACCGGCCAGAAGGCGGTGCGAGAGCCGGCGCCTAAGAAGGCCAAGGCGGCGCCATGACAAAGCGGGGACGGAAGCCGAAGCCGACGCACCTGAAGCTGGTCACCGGGAACCCCGGCAAGCGACCGATCAGCGACGACTGGGTGAAGCCGGCCAAGCGAGAGACGGCGATGCCACCGCCAAAGCACCTCGACGCCTACGCGGCAGCCGAGTGGCGGCGGCTGGCTAAGGAGCTCACCACCCTCGGCACCCTAACCAACGTCGATCGAGGGCCCTTCGCCGCGTATTGCCAGGCATGGTCGATCTACCTCCACGCGCAGGAAGCGATCGATGACATCGCGCGAAAAGACGAGAGCGGCATGGGTGGAATGCTCATGCGAACGAAGGCAGGCAACACAATCCAGAACCCGCTCATCGGGATCCGGAACCAGGCAATGAGGAACATGGTGCGATATGCGGCGGAATTCGGCTTCACCCCCTCGAGCCGGGTCAGGGTCCAGGACGCGGCCCCCGGCCAAGCAGCCCGGACCGCGCAAGCCAAGGCGGACGACTTCTTCGGCGACTGACCCGGTCACCGCCTACGCACTCGACGTGGACCAGGGCCGCATCGTAGCGGGCCCGATTGTTCGCGGCGCATGCGCGCGCCACCTCGCCGACCTCGAGCGCCCCGATCTGGTCTGGGACCTCCCGGCGGCCATGCGCATCATTCGCTTCTTCGCCGAGATATGCCGGCTGGCCGGCGGCGACTTCGAAGGAAAGCCGTTCCACCTCGAGCCGTGGCAGTGCTTCGTGGTGGGCTCGCTCTTCGGGTGGAAGCGGCCCAGCGGCCGGCGACGTTTCCGCACCGCCTATGTCGAGACGGCGAAAGGCTCGGGCAAGTCTCCGCTGGCGGCCGGCATCGGCCACTACATGCTGACCGCCGACGGCGAGGAACGGCCAGAGGTCTACGCGGCGGCCACGAAAAAGGACCAGGCAATGATCCTGTTCCGAGACGCGGTGGCGATGTTTCAGCAATCGCCCGCGCTGCGCCAGAGGCTCACCCCGAGCGGCGGCAACTTCAAAACGATCTGGCAGCTGACCTACCTGACGAAATCCGGGTGGTTCAAACCGATCGCCAATGACGACGGCCAATCGGGACCACGCCCCTCCTGCGCACTGGTCGATGAGGTCCACGAGCACAAGGACGAGAGCACGATCGAGATGCTCGAGGCCGGCTTCAAATTCAGGAAAAACCCGCTGCTGCTGATGATCACGAACAGCGGCAGCGACCTCACGAGCACCTGCGGCAAGTACCATACGCTGGCGGAGAAGGTCTGCAGCGGCGAGATCATCGATGACGAATACTTCGCCTACGTATGCGGGATCGATGAAGGCGACGACCCGTTCGCCGACGAAAGCTGCTGGATCAAAGCGAACCCCTCGCTCGGGGTAACGATCCAGCTGGACTATCTGCGCGCCCGCGTGAGCCGCGCCCGAAACCTTCCCGACAAACGGAACGAGGTCCTGCGCCTCAACTTCTGCTGTTGGACCGATGCCGAGGCGGCATGGATGACCCGCGACGTATGGATGGCGACACAGGCCACCGGCGCCGAGGGCCGACCGCCGGCGTTCACGGTCGAGGATATGCGCGGCCGGAAGGCGTGGGCCGGCCTCGACATGGCGATCCGAAACGACCTCAACGCGCTGGTGCTTGTTTGCGAGGATGGCCTCAACGCCGAGGGAGAGCGGCAGTTCGCGGCCTGGGCGGAGTTCTGGCTGCCGCGGGAGAAGCTCAAGGCGAAGGAAGATCAGGACGCACAACCCTATTCGCGCTGGGCGGAGGAAGGCCACCTCGGGCTCTCGGAGGGCAACTTCGTGCGGCAGGAGTTCCTGGCCCAGCGCCTTCTCGAGATCGCCCAGATCGTTGATCTCGAGGCGGTGGCGTATGACGAATACGCGGTCAAATGGCTCGAGATCGAGCTCGATCGACTGGGCGTGAAGCTGCCCCTGATCGAGCACCCGCAAGGCTACAGACGCGGCAAGATGACGGACGCGGAGAAGGCGCGGCGACCGGGAGAGGCCCCCGGCAAGCCGGGCCTCTGGATGCCCTCCAGCATTGCGGCAGCCGAGCAGCTAATCATCGACCGCCGGATCCGGTTCATCCCGAACCCGATCCTCACGTGGAACATCGCCAGCGCCACGTTCGAACGGGACGCGCAAGGCAACCGGGTCCTGAGTAAGCGCAAGGCGACCGGCAAGATCGACGGAGCGGTGGCGACGGTTATGGCGACCGGCGCCGCGCTCAATGCCCCCGACGCGAAACCGAGGGAAAGCTACCTCGAGAGCGGTGAAATGGTGTTCGGCTGATGGCCTTCGACCTATGGAAATTCATAAGCGGCCTGCGCGGGTCGGGGAACCTGGCCAGCGCCGGCGCGATGGGCGCCGGCCGGCAGACCTATTCCCGAGTGACGGTCACGGTCGACATCGCCCTGCAGACCACGGCCTTCCTGCGGGCGGCGCGAGTCGTTGCCGAGGGCATGGGCTCGATGCCCCTGAAGCTGTTCGATGAGGGAGACAGCGACGAGCGGACGATCCGGAAAACGGCCCGCAAGCACAAGTCGTACAAGGCCATCTGCTATGCCCCCTGCTGGCTGACGAAAACCGAGTTCATCGAGACGATCACCATGCACGCGTTCGTGATGGGCGACGGGTTCGCCATCATCAACCGAGGCGGCGGCTCCACGAGCGACCCGGTGATGGAGCTCCTGCCGCTGATGCCGGGCGATTGCGAGTTTAAGCTGAACGCCAACTGGGAACCCGAATACCATGTGCGGTTCGGAGGCTTCGCCCAGGTCTTCAAGGCCGGCGAGATGTTGCACATTCGCGGGCCCAGCTGGGACGGCAAGATCGGCATGACCACGCTGGACAAGGCGCGCGAGGCGATCGGCCTGTCGCGCGCCCTCGAGCAGACGCACGGCCAGCTGATGGGAACGGACGCCAGGCCGGCGGGGATCCTGACCACCGCCGGCGCCGTATCGGACGAGGCCGCGAACAAGATCAGGGAGCGGTGGCGGGCGGCCTACGGGCCCGGCGGAACGAAGGGCGTGGCGGTGCTCGATAACGGCTACAGCTTCTCGAGCATCCAGACGACGGCGGTGGATGCCCAGTTTATCGAAAACCGGCGCTTCCAAATTGAGGAGATCGCGCGCGCAACCGGGGTCTTCCCCCAGATGCTCATGCACAATGACAAGACCAGCACGTTCGCGAGCTCGAGCGAGTTCTTCGCAGCGCACGTCAAGTACACGATGCTGCCATGGGTCAATCGCTGGGAGGAAGCGCTCAAGCGGGACGCCATCGGGTGGGGCGGGAAGAACGAGGACATCTGGGCCCGCTTCACCATGGACGTGCTGCTGCGCGCCAACCCGATGGAGCGCGGCGCCTTCTATAAGATCATGCTCGATGGACGGGTCATGAGTCCGAACGAAGTGAGGGCGCTCGAGAACCTCAATCCGCGCGAGGGCGGGGATGAGTATCTTGGCCCCATGAACAATATGCCCCAGGCGGTGGCCGACGATCCCGAGGATCCGAACACCCCGCCAAAGGACAAGCCACCACCGACGGCAGAGGAAGATTAGTTCGATGCGTAAGCGCCAGCCGCTCGCCCTGCTCGAGACACGCGACGATCGTGAGGCCACCCGCGGCCTGATCGCCGGCGGCCTCGAGATCAAGACGCTCGCCGAGACGGGCGAGTTCGAAGGCCACGGATCGGTGTTCGGGGTCGAGGATAGCTACGGCGACATCGTAGCGCCGGGCGCCTTCGAACGCAGCCTGACGGAGCACCGGGCGGCCGGCACGATGCCGGCCCTCCTTTGGCAGCATGACAGCAGCCAACCGATCGGGGTCTACACGGACATGCGGGAGGATACCGCCGGCCTCTATGTGAAGGGCAAGCTGCTCACGGAAACAGCGAAGGGCCGGGAAGCGCACGCGCTGCTCAAGGCCAAGGCGCTGCGCGGCCTCTCGATCGGGTTCATGACCCGCAAGGCCGACTGGGATGAGGTCACGCAGATCCGCACGGTGCGCGACGTTGACCTCTGGGAAGTTTCACTGGTCACGTTCCCGGCCAATCGCATGGCCAACGTGGAAGCGGTTAAGAACA